GAAGTTCATTATTCAGAATGGGCTTGGATTGGTTCAGAATATGATATTGTTATGGACAATAATTGTTCATTAGATGAGTTGAAGACAAGGGTTGACAATTTAGTTGATTCGTTATATAATAATCGTGTTGAGCAAATTGAGGATGTTAAATTATGAAACTTTCTGAAAACACCGTACAAATTCTAAAGAACTTCTCTGGTATCAATCAGAGTCTACAATTCAAAGAAGGTAATACTTTGAAGACCATTTCTGGTCTCAAGACTATCTTTGTTGAAGCAACTGTCAATGAAACTTTCCCAAAAGAGTTTGCATTGTATGATCTAAACAAACTTCTTGCAAAGGTTTCTCTGTATAAAGATGCAGAGTTGGGTTTTGATGACGACAAGTTGACTATCAATACTGAGAACAAAAAGAAGTCTGATTATATCAAGTATTGTTCACCGAAGGTTATTGTAACTCCACCAGAGAAGTCAATCACATTTGGTGATCCAGATTGCTCATTCAGTCTATCTCAAGAAGATCTTGATTGGATGCGCAAGAGTGCTGGTATCTCTGGTTCGCCAAACTTCGTATTTGAGAGTGATGGCTCAGTTATCAACTTTATTGCAACTGATATCAAAGATGATTCTGCTGACCAATCTAAGATTGAGATTGGAACCAGCGATGGTAAGAAGTTCCGCGTAGTAATGAAGGTCGAAAACTTCAAACTTCTTGATGGTTCATATGATGTTTCTATTGCCAAAAAGGGTATGGCGCGATTCAAGCATAAGACTGTCGATATCGTTTACTATATCGCAATTGAAGCCGCAAACTCGACTTTTGGTGAGGAATAATTATGGCTATTGATAAAGCAAAGGTTCTGGGATGCCTCCAGGAAATCTCAAACTCGTTGACTCGTATTGAAGCCGAACGAGATTTGATTCGTGAGATCCTTGCGAAGATGCAGGATGAGTGCGAGATTCCAAAGAAGTTGGGTCGTAAACTGGCAAAGACTTATCACAAGCGTAATTATGAGGAGGAAGTTGCAGAGCAGACTGACTTCCAGACCATTTACGAAAACGTGGCTAAATAAGTCTATTGGGGTGCGGCTTTCTTGCCGACGGTACTATCCGCCAGACTGCTCATCGTGAGGGTTCACCTCCTCCACCCCATCTTCTCTTTTAGGAATATATTATGCATAAATCTGAATTGCCTATTCTAATCGTAATTCTGTTGACCGCAATTTTCGCTCTTGCGAACACATACTTCCATTGGATTCCGTATTCTGCACCTCCAGTCATGTTGATGATTGGGATCGCATTATATTCGTTATGGGAGCATAAACGTGGCAACAAGACGTAATTTTTTCAAGTATCTTGGACTTGCTGGTGGTATTGCTGGTGGTGGCGTAGTTGCCGCCGCAGCCGTTTTACCAGATTCTGAAAAAGCAAGGTGTATCAAGGAAATTGAATCTACTGGTTACAATGGCAAATTAGCCATTGGTGCTGAGTATGGTGAACTGCTTCCGACAGAACCTAATACATTCCGTTTTGGATCGCAGTTTGTTCCTGGAACTGAACGACATGTAAAGGCAAGTATGACCGTCGGACCAGATGGCGAGATGTACTTGTATACAAACGGTAAATGGCGTAGAATAGTAACTGAGTGACAAGGAGTTTTATATTATGGTTGAAGCATTGTGGGTTGAAAAATACCGTCCTCATACTATTGCCGATTGTATCCTTCCTGAGGAATACAAGTCCACTTTTCAGTCGTATGTAGATCGCAAGGAGATTCCTCATCTTCTTCTCTGCGGTGGACCAGGCACTGGTAAGACTACGGTTGCACGTGCGTTGTGTGATGAAATTGGTTGTGACTATTTGATGATCAATGGTTCGGATGAGTCAGGCATTGATACCTTCCGAGTTAAGATCAAGAACTACGCAAGTTCAATGTCTCTTGGCGGTGGCAAGAAAGTCATCATTATCGATGAAGCAGATTATCTGAATCCAAACTCAACTCAGCCAGCCATGCGTGCTGCGATGGAAGAGTTTGCTCATAACTGCACTTTCATCATGACTTGTAATTATAAGAATCGCATTATTGAACCACTGCATTCTCGTTGCGCTGTAATTGAGTTTAAACTTCGTAAAGAAGATAAACCTAAGATGGCAATGGCATTCATGAAACGCGCAGCAGAGATTTTGGCTGTTGAGAAAATCCCATACGATAAATCAGTTCTTGCAGAAGTTGTAAAGAAACACTTCCCTGACTATCGTCGAGTGTTGAATGAACTTCAGCGATACTCTGTTAGCGGCAAAATTGACTCTGGCATTCTCACTAGCATTGCTGATGTGTCATTAAATGATTTGATTACATCGCTCAAAGATCAAAACTTCGGAGCAATGCGTAAATGGGTTGCCGACTTTGGTGGTGATGATCCTGCAAAAATCTATCGTAAGATCTATGATAGTTTATATGATGTGATGGATAAGTCTACGATTCCAAATGCAGTTTTGATTCTCGCAAAATATCAGTATCAATCTGCTTTTGTTGCTGATCAGGAACTGAACCTCACCGCATGTCTCACTGAGATGATGGTGGAGTGTAAGTTCAATGGCTGATCTCTTCAAAGAAATTATTCCGTCTATTCTACAGACGAAAGAGTATGCTCTCCTAACAGAACAGGATGAGAAGTCATACTCGTCATTTATGGTTAATCGTGCACTTTCGTATCATAGAGATACAGTTCTCTGGGCGAACGAAATGAATCGATTTACGACTCTTGATAACAAACTCAAATATGACTTTCTCCTAAATATTATAAGAGCCCAAAAGCGTCCATATTCAAAGTGGCATAAAAAGGCTTCAAGTAGTGATTTGAGTGTTGTTAAGGAATACTATGGATACTCCGACGCGAAAGCCGAGGAAGCATTAAAGATCCTCTCCGACGACCAAATCACCGAAATGAAAAAACAGTTATATAAGGGTGATTGATCATGGTCGAAAAATTAGTAGAAGTCACATTAGAAAAGCAAGACGACTTCCTCAAAGTTCGCGAAACTCTCACGCGCATCGGAGTCGCTGCAAAGAATGATAACATTCTTTACCAGTCTTGCCATATTCTCCACAAACAGGGAAAGTATTACATTGTCCACTTTAAGGAACTATTTGAGTTGGACGGAAAGCCAAGCAATATGTCAGACAATGACATTCAGAGACGCAATACAATCGCGAATCTAATGGCTGAATGGGGACTCGTCAAACTCGTGAGTCCAGAAAAAACAAAAGACAATGTTGCGCCATTAAGCCAGATCAAAATTCTTCCGTTCAAAGATAAGAATCAGTGGCAATTGGTTTCTAAGTATACGATTGGAAAGAAAAAGAAAGAGGCATAATTTGTGATAGCATTGAATGTGTATAAACTTCGTGATGATATGGAAATGCCGACTTATGGCACCACACTTGCTAATTGCTTTGATCTCTCGTTTCAGCCAAGCGAGCAGGTTGTAAAAGGATACGATCGTTTTAATAGTCCAGTTGAGAAGGTGGTGAATAACCACGGAGAAATCTTAATCTCTCCTGGCGAGCGTCTTTTGATTCCGACTGGATTAGTTTTTAAACTTGAACAGCGCATTACTGTAGAATCATATTCTGATGTTCTGCGAGAATTCCCACCACTTCAAACTTATAGCATTCGTCTTCACCCAAGATCTGGTTTGTCGCTCAAACGAGGATTGGTTCTTGCAAACTCAGAAGGCATTGTTGATGTTGACTACCAAGAAGAAGTGTTTGTTCTATTGACAAATATTTCTGAGATGTCAGCAACAATTAAAAAGAACGATAGAATCGCCCAAGCAGAAGTCGTGAGTAACATTCATGCGAAATTTGTAGTTCTAAATGCAAAGCCAGAAAAACATTCTGAACGCGCTGGTGGATTTGGTTCAACAGGTATTCAAACTCCTCCAGTTCAACGGTATGCTGTTTCGAATGAAACGCCTCCAATGGAAGAATGGAAAGTCGACGGACCAACAAATTTTGGCTAAA